AGAAAGGATAGTTGATTGAGATGGGTACCACCTTATCGGTAAACATCTTTTTCGCATCAGCTCCTGATTTACTAAGGATACCAAACCTTGCATCTCGTGATATTGTTGCCTGGTTAACGGTGTCCGATGAAGCCATGAAAGAGAAGCCTGAGCGTCTATTCTTAAGGTAGCACAATCCGTAGCATCTTGAATCTGCCTTGCAAGCCTCCCAGAATATATAGAATAATCTGTTTGATTCGCGAAAGTCTGCGTGCCCCACATCAATTTTGGTCCACTGCAGGTACATGTAGTGAGAACCAGTGATATAAGTAGGAATACCTTTGTTGTAATACCAATAACCTTCTTCACGCCTAACAAACTCTTTGTTAATATAGTCATAATATTTTTCTTTAAACGCTATAGGTCTTTCGTTCCAGTCGTATACCGTTTTTATTTTATTTAATTCGGATGGATAATCTAAAACTTGCCATCTTTGATTTTCAATTTTATTGGAACTTTTATATACGTCTTTAGCTAATGGTAATGCTATTAATAAGTTCTGTATGTTATATATTTCACCTATTTGTCCTGTTTTACTTATAACAACAACATCATGCTCTTTATTATATCCGTACTCCCATTTCTTAAGCCTATTTAATCTTTTTATTATTTTAGGCTTTATATGGTCTTCTACTACGTGGTATAGACTTTGCTCGTACATTACTTAGATCTACCTTCAGCAAAACCTTTAAAAGCTTGTTCTTTCTTTTGTGTAGGTTTTTCGTTTATTATATTTTCTTCTTCTTCTATTCTAGATAATATCTCAAAAGCATCAAATATAGCAAGCTTTTTAGTAGCGGCAGCATTTTTAAGTCTATCAGCTGAGATGTCATCTTCTGAGTCTACGATCTTTTCTTTAGCTACCTTTATTAATTCTTCAACTGCTATTTGCCCAGCTTGGATTATATTCAGTTTCGTTTCCTTTATCTTCATATTTAATTAAAATATCATTTGATTCCATACAGTATAAAACTTGTCCGTCGATTAAAAACTCAAATTCTCTATTTGCTTTAAAGCCTACAACGTCACCTACTGTCATTTTAAGAGCTTCTAAGGAGTTATTACTAAACTTTACTATCCCAACACATTTCTTTAGTTTATCTAACGTAGTGTCGTCTTTATTTATTATTGGTTTTATAAAACAATAATCTCCTAAAGTTTCCCAAGCATCATCAACTTTCTTCATATAAAGCTGATCTATTGAAGCAAAATACAAATCGTCTTTGAAGTATTTACTACTATTCACAGATTTACCTTTCTGATTGTAATATCTTCTAAATATATTATGATGTACTATTACTTTGTCACCTTTTTTTAAACCTGTTTTAAAAGCTAAAGGAACAGCAACTATTTCTGCTTCTCTATTAACAAACTTATGGCTGGAGATACTAGAGTTGATGGTTAGTTTTTTATTACCAACCTTCAACTCATTGTTATATCTTTCGCCTATCGGTTTTATTATGAACTGATAAACACTATTCATTAATATTCTAAATCGTATTCAACAGATATTGCCATGTTTTTATTAAACTTTTTCCAAGGCAAAACTTCATTTTCTTTTTTTATATGGATATTGTAAGACTGTTCTTTAGTTTCAAATATTATATCACATATAGTATGGCCACCATAAACTTGTTGACCTACAGCATAATGCATAGCATCATTTTTATAGTCAGAGCCTATACTAATTTTTCTTATAATATGTTCCACATTAATCTTCTTTTTCAATAACAGTATAGCTACCGTCCTCTATATTAATGTTTATAGCACCATATTCTTTTTCTAGTTCTGCTTTATATTTTTCAATATCCTCAACTAAACCAGCATACTCATGAAGTAAACCGTGTTTTTGAGTTTCTAGAAAACCAATATTAGTAACTGTCTTACTTAGCTTTTGTTGGTGATCACGAATAGTTTCTAGTTGCTCTTCTGTAATCTTCGTTGTTTCTTCTACTTTTTTCATTTGATTTAATTTAATTATTTTACTTTATCTTTTATTTTCTCGTATGTTCTTAGTCCGCCAAGCCCGAGCATTCCTAGCAGTACCGTCATTAAGTGTTCCATTTGTAATGGTGGTGGGGCATCTGTTGTTTTTGTTATCCAAATAAATAAATCACGTATAACAAAATTATAAGCTAACGCAACTCCGCATATCCATCCTATAAAAGGTCTCCAACCAGCAACGAACAAGGTTCTATGCGAGGCTTCAACCATATTTATTTTAGTTTGTAGTTCTATTAGTTTTTCAGGATCAAGTTCCTTGCCTTTAATAGCTTCCCTTATTTCCCAAGCTAAGTTACCAGCTACAGACTTTCTACCGCCTCCGCCTTTTAATAGCCCTAATAAAACTTTCCACATTATTTTTCCATGTTTTTATCTATAGCAGCTTGGCGTTTAGCTTCGTAACCGCTCATTTTACCGTCTTTATCTAAATCACCTTTCATATTTAAAGCGCTAGCTTTATCATCAACAGGCATATATTTTAATAAGTTCGAATGTTTTGACATGAATGTTCCCATAATAATTATTTTTTAGTTTTAGTGTATGCTTCTTTTTCCCAAGGAAGATTTTTTGCACCTTCTTTCATTTGTGCTCTTGAGTATTTTTTACCTTTCCAATAAACATATTTATCATCATAATTAAGATCACCTCTTTTCATTTGATCTATATGAATCATTTCGTGATCTACAACATCATCTATTTGTTTAGGATCTTTAATGTCTTTGTTTATGATTATAGTGCCATTATTGTTAGCTTTACCTAGAACACCATCTTCCATATCTACATGATATATAGGAGTATTATCACCCCCATATGGAGCACCATTCATTTTAAAAGCCATATTTATTGTTTATAAGGAAAAATATTATTTAATTTTTCTTTTCTTTGTTGACAACCGCAAGGTATATTTAAACCTTGAGATACGTTATCTACAACAGTCTTTATGCCTGTTGCTTTGGTGAATTTTTCAATGCTATCGCCTAATCCTTTAGATCCCATATTATTTTTTGTATCCACATGCTCTCATATACATACCAGATCCAGCTGTTTTAGGACCTAATCCTGAGTTTTTTGCTGGTGAACCTTCTTTCTTGCCATACATTGTAGCGGGTGAGGGTTTGTGTTGATTATAAGAACCAGCATCTCCTTTTATGTAAGCTCTGTCTTTTATTCTACTTGCTTTTTTCTCAAGTCTGTTAGCTGCTATATGCTTTTTTTGAGATCTTTTTAAATCTGCTTTTCTTTCTGCTTTACCTAATCTTCTTTCTCTTCTAGCCTCTCCTGTTGGCACATAAGAAGATCTTGATGTAGACATTGAAGATGGTTGCGAAGAACTGCTTGGAAAGTTTTCTTTGAAAGTACCAATACCTCCAGCTGCTTTAGATATATCAACTCTACTGTCAGTTCCAATAGATGCCATAGAAGCTGTAGGTTTATTTTTACTAACTGTTTGAGTTTTATTTACATCAGAACCTATTTTATCGTGTATTGAAGGACTTATGTTTTTAGCTGGTGAATCGTGTTTGTAATCTTCGTCAGCTCTATGTAATTGTTTTTTAGCATCATAGATTAATTCACGATCGTGAATCATTTCTTCTTTTCTTGAGTGTCTTGCGTTTCCGGTGTATTGTCCGTAATGTCCTTTTTCCATAATTATTTATTGTTTAGCATTTCCATCTTTTTCTTGCTGCTTTACCTCTTTCGCTGGTCCATGATTTTGATCTAGCGCAGAAAGCTTTACGTCTTTTAGCAGCTTTGCTTCCTGGTTTAACATCTCCAGTTACAGCAGTTTTTAACTTACTACCTGGATTTTCTTTTCTGTATTTTGCAACACCAGCAGCAGTCATTCCAGCACCTTCTTCTGTTGTTCTGAAGTTTCTACCTTTACCTTTAGTAGTTTTTCTTACTTTTAAAAACGGTGATGAATCTTGTATGTATGCCATGTTATAATTATTACTTCTTTTCTTTGAGTTTTACCCACTTAGCTACTGTGTATCCGATACTTATAAGTAACAGAATAACTTTTAATGTTACTTCTATATGCGTCATGCTTATTGCTAATGTTATTGCATTGGCTGCCAGTAGTTTAATATCCCCTGTAGCCATTTTATTTTCCTTTTGCTCTTTGAGTTATAGGCGCATCGCTATAGCTACAAGGATATTTAGATACTTCCATACCTGTAATACCTGAACTACTACCGTGTCCCATTGGAAATCCTTTTTTACTTAAAGGACCGTTCCAAACAGCGCTTTCACCTACTTGACCATCAAGTTTAGGGTTGTTAATTATCATTTCTCTTTTATCCATGTTGCTATTTATTTAGATTTTTTATATTTAGGGTTTGTAGATATGTTTCTTTCAGCATCACCCCAACCCATTTTAAACTCTTTTCCTTTTAATGGTCTTATAGTATCTATTTTAGTTGGATTGTAATCTTCATTTTTAGAAACCATAAATTGACTTTTTTTGTCTCTTTTTATTACTCCAACGTCTTGAGTGTGAAGCTTAGGGTACGAAGTTTCCATATCGGTTTCATCCATATAGTCACCTTCTTTGTAAGACGCTCCTTTTTTTCTATGCGTATGGCCATCATAATCATCAGGATGACCCTTATCGTATAAAGGTCCTTTCATTGCTAACATAGATGCTCTTTGACCACTTCCAAACAACTGAGAAGCTACATTAGTATCTCTTCCTATTGATTGATTAATAACTGGATTTGAATCCATTTCAAGTATTCTGTCTCTACCACCTGAATAAGAACCGGTCTCGGCAACTTGATTTGGTGGTGGTGGCGCAAAAGTATCTGCGCTAGTAGCATCTATAACATCAGCGGGTTTAGCATAATTACCAGAAGCAAAATCTTCAGCAGAAACACCACCTCTAGCTGGACCTTGAGATTTAATAGCATTTACTCTTGCTTTAATATCACTCATAAAACCTCTTGTTGGATTTGCTTGAGATTTAATAGTGTTTCCTGCAGCTGCTGCAAAACTTTCTTTTGTTCTAGCAAAAAAGCCTTTAGATGATGCTCCAGGATCATGCTTAACCGGCGAACCATTCATTGTATTTGGCGAGTTTCTCCAATCGCTAAAATTAGTTTTCTTTCCTTCTTCATCTAAACTGTAGGTTCTATATTGATTAGTATTACTTGCTTTATTTTTTGCTAAAAGTTCTTTATGTTTTTTTGGATTTTTGTCAATCCATTCTTCAGCTTCTTGCCGCTTTTTAGGAGATAAATCTGATAAAAAAGTTCTATTTGCTTCTCCGCTTCTATACTCTTTACCACCAAATGACCGTAAATCACCTTTGTAATCCGGCAATGTAAGCGCTTCCGGTTTTGGACCAACTTTAAAATCAAATTGTTTTTTAGGCTTTTCACTTTTTGCTTCAATAGCTTTAACAGTAACTTCAGATGCTGTTTTAGCAATTTGAGCACCTACTTGAGCTCCAACTATAGGTTGAATTACAGTAGACGGATGTCTATAGGTAGATGTACTACCTTGAAATATGTCTATTTTAGCTTTAAATGGTGATCTTGATTTCATATTATCTGTTCTTGTCTTTGTTTACGTTTTTTATAGCTGTTATTAAAACTTTATCTATATATGTTTTACCTGACATTATGCTATTTCTTTTAC